ACATTCTATATGCATATCAAAACTGCTTCTCCAATCTGTTACCAAATTAGACATTTTAGTTCCAATATACTTATGTCTATGCCTTTCAATATATTCTTTTAGTTCCTGATTAACTCTCTGATAGTCAGGAATTGTAGTTGTAAATACAGGACAAGGTTTATCTACTTTTTGAACTTTAATTGGTTGTTTTCCTGGATTATCCAGACTGCGACTCACGTTTCTAATAAAAGATGGTCTATTCACCGTTTGCCTCCGCCCATTTGTTTTAGCATTTTTTGTAGTTCGGTTGTGCTACCAACAAACATTGCATTGTTAGTAATATTCTTAGGACCTTTTGCTTCTTCATCAAGGTCTTTCATTTTTTTATGAAGGTCTTGTAATTTTTCAGTCATGTCTGCAACATGCTTCATTGCCGCTACAGCAACTTCATATGCTCTAGGGTGCCCACTTTCCTGTGCTACCTCTAATGCTCCTTGTACTGCCTCCTGACCTTGTTCTATCAAAGAGTACAATTCTCCACGAGTATATTCATAATCTTTTACTTGATCATCTTTATCACCTTTAGGTTTACTAGGTTTACTAGGTTTGATCTCTGTAGACTCAACTTCAATGTCGAGCATATCTTCCATGTTTTCTTCTAGACTACTCATAAGATATCAAATCCACTATTGAACCCGAAGTCATCATCAGGTGTTACTAGTATATCATCATTAGCATCAACTTGTCCATCTTGGTTCTTATCTGTTTTTGCTTTTGGAGAGTATGTTAGTTGTGCAGCTCTGCGACCAACTGCCTGATCTCCAATAGTCTCGATGACTTTAGCAGTCCTGATAATGTCTGCCTTACTGTAAGGACCGTATAGATATGTCTTCGCAGAAAATTGTAATGTATAAACTACAAGTCTTCTGTTTAAGAAACTCTCATCCCACTCATCTTCTAGGTTTATAGAGTTAAGTGTGATAGCAACATCTCTTTTCTCATCCATATCTGGAATCATCTTTAATGTAATATTAAAAGATGGTTGAAAGAAAGGAAGGATTTGTTCTAAGATTTGTAAACCTGTGTCTTGATCTTTTGATAGAATACCTAACTCAAAGTTTACTGTGTATGGTACAGGGAGGTATTGTACTCTTACTTCACTACCACTATCTGCAACAACGTTTTTATATTTTTGGACAGGACTTGTTTTCCTAGTAGAATCATACGAGATACCAGTCATCTCAAAATACATTCTAGGCATTGTGATTGCTACCTTCTGTGTAGAAGGGTTCTCAAACAATCTGTATAAAAACTTTTGCTTTGGTCCATACGCCAAAGCTACTTTTTCCGTTTCAATAACCTGACCTGTCTCTGGATCTCTTGTCTTTACATCAATATTATTAAAGAGTGTTCCAAAACCGATTACTGTTCTTCGGATGGTTTCGTTATAAAAATGTGATCCTAACATCAGAAACTACCTGTAAAATTACCAAACTCACCAAAAGGATTACCTTCAGAGAAATCAATTATATCATCTGCTCCGTCTTCAATTGCTTTATTAGCATCATACTCAGAGTTAGAGTTATCTATTGAACTGAACGATCCTAATGTATATAGCGCACCAGAAACAGTACCGTTTATAAGGTCACCATCACGGAAATCTCCAGACCTATTCATCAACTCTAGAGTTAAATTACTACCATTCCATCCACCAACTTCACCAATACTATCTGTAGCAAGGTCATACATTCTTGCTCTTTGTCCACTAGTATCTGTATTTGTGTATGCATTAATACAATATCTGTTATTAGCAGCATCGTAATAGAAATGACCTTTAGTTGTAGTTGCAGTCGTTCCATTATATGTGTAACGATACCTTAGTCTTTCATCTTCAAAATACCAATAGAAATACTTGACTAAAGTTGTAGTTGCAAATACAGGATCAAATGATCCACTGTGATCCACATAAATTTTACCTGTTCCATCAGAAGTCCAAGATCTATTACCACCTTGATCATTATAGTTTCCTGCTACAACATGCTCTCTCGCAATAAAATCTTTAGCAACTTGTGGACCATCTATTGTAATTGTAGGTGCAGTTGTATATCCAGTACCAGCGTTTGTAATAGTAATAGCATTTACAACACCGTTGTAGATAGTTGCTGTAGCAACTGCAGGTATATCTCCTCCAGCAACATCGGGTGGTTGTGATATTGTTATATTAGGAGCAGTCATATAACCAGAACCACCAGTGCCTATAACAATATTATTTACTGAACCTTGATCAATTGTACTAGTAGCAGTAGCAGTTGATTGCAAATTGCTGAGATTTAATGTAGTCATTACAGAGTGGTCTAGTTCGATATCGTCAATCTCTGCAATACCAGTATCAAACTCATCATCACCCTGCTCGTATATCTCAGCAGTGAGTGTATAGAAGTAAAGATCTCCTAATGGATAAAATGGTACCTCTCTTTCTACAAATTTAATTTCATATGCGTTACCAGTCAGAGGATAGTAAATTAAATCTCCTTCATTAGGTCTTTGTGTGATAGTAAGATTTAAAGCAGGAACTAAAGACTGTTCCCATCTCCTTCTAGACATGACGAATTGAATTTCATCACTAATTCTTACACCAAACTTACTAACAAAATCTACAGGAGATCCAAATCCCTCAACGTTAATTAGTAACATTTCAATCAAATAAGACTGATTGAACTCTGAGTAAATGACTTCACCTAAAGTCTTGTCTCTCAACATAGTTCTAGGTACATAGAAGCAATCAGTACCAAACAATTTGATTTGTTCGTCAACCAAATCTTGTACTAGATTCTGTTCGGTAGTCTTACCACCGTGCTGAGGAAAGTAAACTTTTTTCATCCGATCATATCAAGTGGTGGTAGTTCGTATGTGCTGATAGAATCTTCCATTAGTGCTGCTATCTCACTTAAAGCATCATCATACAATTGTCTTCCGTTCATTGATACGCCACCTGGAAGTGTTACACCATTGAACTTAATTAGGTTCTGTCCCCAAGATCTCTTCATAAGGGCAGTAGCATATTTTTTAACAAACAAATCATTAAAGACTTCTGTAAACGTAGATGGGTCTAGAGCTCTGTAACATTCTATAAGTAACCATTGATCTTTAGTTACTCTGTTTGGATCAATATCAATATACAAACGATCTTGTCTAGTGTTGAATCTGAATTGAACTAGAGAACCAGTATTGATAATCATATCAATAGTTTCAAAATGTTGCTTTACCATGTAGTAGTTGACCATATCAACACCACCAAAAGCAAGACCTGTTCCTGATGTATATGAGAACAAGTCCATCAAGTAGTACTGGTTGTTAAGACCGAAAAGACTGTTTCTTACAAAGTTAGAACTAATACCATATACCTTAGAGATACCAAATACATGTTCTGGAATCTCTAAGTAGTTCTTTCTATTTTCCCAAGTCGCTGCATCTGGAGCAGAAGTAGTAACAGTTTCGTTTGCTGTGGTAAACCTTGTTACATCGTCATCAGTAAACTCGTGCTTGAGATACATTTTCTCAGCACCATTAAAATGTCTTTCTCTAAAATACTGTAGTGCATCATCAATTGCGTCATCAATCTGATCATCATCTAAATTGATTTCAAGCACGGGAGCACCCAACTGTCTCAAACAGTAGTCTCTCAGTTCTTGTCTGCTTGCTGGTTGCGCCACAAAAAATACCCCATATTCTCCTAGAGGTATTTAGGTTATTTCTTTTCTTCTACTTCAATTTCATGTAGAAACCAATGTCTTGCTGCAGCAAGAGTATCAAATAATCTCTTATGTCCACCAAATTCACAGTACCAAGTAATACCTCCATTTGGTCCTTCTGGAATATTATCTTGTAAAAGTCTATTATCGGAAAGACTATGCATCGCTTCTAACTCATTCTCTGTATCCGCTGTAAGCATTGCTTCAATCACCATGTTATATTTCATGGGATCCCACTTTGCTTCAATTTCCTGTACAACTTCATACAAAGGAAGTTCAGATAAACTCTTACCTTCATCTCCTCGATCAACTTCTACAGTCTGACTCTCTCCTTTCTCCCAAGGTGCTTGACGACGCAGTGCCTCAAGTTCTTCTCCTACAGCGAAACGGTTTTCCGTATTTTGACTCATTTTGTGTTACAATAAATAAGGACAGTATAACATTATTTATCCTATTGCGCATTGATGATTTATGCTGTATAATGTCTGTATTACCGAAGAGGAATAATGAGCGTCAAAGCATTGATAATCGAAGGTGGCGAAACCGTCATCGCTGATGTACAAGAAGTACATGATAAAGAAAAACAAGAATTTTTAGGTTATAGGGTAAAAGATCCATACGTTGCTAACCTTGTGTGGGAACCTGCTGACGTTAACCCTGAAGTAGATGGAGCAGTAGGTAATGCTAAACAAGGAAGAGTTGACTTTAATTTTTGGGCACCTCTTTCTGAAAGTAGAGAATTTGATTTTGTAAAAGAATATGTTCGTGTTATCTATGAACCAAGTCCTGATACTCTAGAACTTTATTTCT